TCACTTTCGTGAGATTACTGGGTATTACCCCGAATATTGGTTTTGTTTCCAATATTCCCCGGAATAAGTTCTTAGGAAGAACTTTTGTAATTTTTGATCTAACTCTGAAATAATCAAGAATAAAGAGTATTAATAGTGATCAGCGGTAGTTAGCAACTACCGGGGTGACCAGCTACCTCTAATCTAAACGCTGAAGACTTCAACTTAAATAAAATGAACAAATTAACTTATAACATAACTGTTAAGCTATGTAAATTAATCTATCCTAATATTCAAGTTCAAGTTTATCTAAACCCTTTTTTCAAATTACTAACAAGATTAATAAGAACTCAAGGTTTAATAAAAACCGTAAAGTTTCTTAAAACATGTAGATTACATTGTACTAGGTACATATGTAATTCTCCATTACTTGTTAATAATTTAAAGATAGGTATAGATCCTTCAGGTTGACCAAAATCTCTTCTATTCCTTAAACCTTTAGTTGAGGGTTCTTTAGAAGAAAGAAAGTTTTTAATGACTATTCTTTCTCTATCAAGAACTCTTAAACCAAATTCTAAGGAAAAGAAGAATCTGAAACCTGATTATGATTCAATTACAAAACCATCAAAGATAACAAAAATTATCCCTACTGGTTTTATAAAAGAATTTGTAAAAAGGTATAACTTACAATGTGAACATCCTGAATTTGATAAAAGTAAAAATATTTACTTATCAAATAAGGCTGGTCCACATGGGAAGGCAACACTATCCGCAATGGATAGTTTACTTTCCTATAGTTATCCATTAATGCAAGCTATATTTAATATAACTGACAAAAATGGTTCAGATTATTTCTCAGAATCTTATTCCTATGCTTGGAACAAGGATCTAGGGAAAGAAAATAAAGGATTAGGAAAACTATCCTTTATTTACGATCCCGAGTGTAAATTAAGAATAGTTGCTATAGTAGATTACTATACACAACTATTCTTAAAACCTATCCATGAGAAGATTTTCAATAAACTTGAAAATCTTCCTCAGGATAGGACTTTTACACAAGATCCTACCAACCATTGGAAAGATGATGGAAATAAATTTTGATCTCTTGATTTATCATCAGCTACTGATAGATATCCTATAACTCTTCAAAGGCGGTTACTTGAACAAATGTTCAATGACCGTCTTGCAAAGAGTTGAGAATATATACTATCAACAAGAGAATTTAAGACACCCGAAGGTCTCTACCTTACTTATAAGGTAGGACAACCTATGGGTGCTTACTCCTCTTGAGCTGCCTTTACTGTAACCCACCATCTAGTAGTACAATGATGTGCTAAACTAGCTGGGTATGATAATTTTACAGATTACATATTATTGGGTGATGATATCGTTATTAAAAACGATAAAGTTGCTCAACTTTATGTAAAATGGACAAATTATCTGGGTGTTGACATCTCTATGCATAAAACACATGTATCTAATGATACCTATGAATTTGCAAAGAGGTGATTCAGCAAAGGAAAAGAAATAACCGGATTACCAATGAATGGAATTATTGATAATATCAATAATCCGTTCATTGTTATGGTAAATCTTTTTGATTTTTTCAAAGTTAAAAAGAATTACTATAGTTCTATGAAGAACTTATCCCAAGTTGTTTCTTTACTTTACAGAGGGTTAAATAAGGAGTTAGGAAAGAAATTTTCTAATTCCAGATTTAACATGAAAGTAAGAGTCTTCCATGAGTCACTTAATTTCTCATTTGGATATTCAACAATAGAATCTCTACGTGAGATTCTTTGTTATAATATAACAAATGATTATTATGTGATCCCAAATGATAATTTAATTCATCATGTATATGATGATGTTATCAAGTTGGGACTTGGAAGGTCAATCGAAAATAGTATGAATTCCTTATCAGAAATATCATCCAAGATTATTAATAAAAAAGAATTAATGAATCTAGAAGATATCAATGATATAAGAAATTATCCTATTTTCAAAGGGATAGTTAACCATATTAATAGATATAAAGATACTGTAAAGAGTTGGGATACAAATATCCTAACTTTTAGACAGAAATCTAAAGATCTGTTAATGTTAAATATAGATAACCTATTTAATAAGGAGAGAAACAAAACTCTCGAATTATTAAATACAGGTAAGATATTTAACCTTGGATTTAAGAAATTAAACCAGATGGATGAAATATATTATGGATCAGCAACTGTTGAATCCACATATACTTATACATCTGATTTATTTAATAAATTACAAGATGGTTATTCTATGAAACTTAATGAACTTGAATTATTAGACCAAGGTCAATACACTCCTCCAGTTGTTAAAACTGAAGCAGATGTAGCTGATGCTTGGGCTAAATTCTTTAGCTAGATTAAGGTACATAGTTCCTACCTATCAGTAGGAGGGTACCAAGGAAACTTGGTACGGTTTAAAAACCAGTAATTCCACG